TGCATACTGCAAACGATTGTGCCATCCATGTCATAGATCGCTATCCTTTTCATAACCTATATCCTTATAAAGTCTAGAATGTTGTAAGGTTTAACTTGTCTGCCCTTGCCCTATCGGCCCTATCCGAGGGTAGGCGGGGTTACTAGCCGCCTAGAGTCATGCCTTACAACAGAATCTATTATACACGCATTAGTAACCAATGCAAGCGCAAGTGCCCTTTTAGCCTACCGCCCATACCGCCAAAACCTACCATACATCAGCCGACCAGTGGTCGATCCTACCCGACGAACGGTAGCCGCGGGGGCTTGACACGGTTGCAAATTATATGCTATAATTTGGCGCCTGCGCTATAAAAAATATAGCGGTATATTTTTTGTGTGCGCTACTGTTTCACGTGAAACAGTAGCGTGCAAGAAATGTTATCATAAACATAGCGTACAGCCACAGGGCCAGGGTAAGTGTTCTCATTCTTGCATCGATCCAGTAAGTGTATTGTAATGCTTATTATAGCTAGGCCCAGTGAGCTTGCGACCTAAGATTCTATTTTTTATAAGCCACATGAAACCTTTGTAATCAGTGGGAACAATAAAAAACTGTAACGGTTCCTCAACAGCAACTTCAGCACGACGATTGAACGCTATAATTTTTGGATCAGTGGCAAGTGCTACATTTTTCATAATGTTTATATAGGGGCTTGCACCCCTATACCCTAGTTGGCAGAGTTACGGATAAAATCCGAGATCGCACGCAGTGCGCTCTTGTTAGCCTTCGTTAACGATTCTATATCGTTCTCTGAGAGCCTGAGAGCTGCGCCGATAAAATCAGCGTGAACATCTTTTTTGATTGGAGCTTCGCCGTTCTTGGTTTTATATTCTTTAGCGATATAAACCTTTTCACGGCTGAGCTTCGCTACAATTGAGCGAACAGTCTTGCCCATAGTTTGGGCAATTTGCTCAACCGTAACACCGGCCTGATAGTCGGCCACAATCTGAGCAGTTTGCTCAGGGCTATAGTTCGGGGCTTTGGCTGTTGCCATTTTCGCTACTCCGTAGTGGTTGAAAGAAACTCTAGTATAGGCCAATCGAGCAGCAGTAGCAAGTGCCGTCTGTCAGCCGACGAATGGTAGTTGACAAACTGCTAGGTACATGGTATACTAGGGCGGTTATCGGACTGTTATATTATTTATAACCGTGGGGCCCACCCACACGTGTACCTTATGAAAATTTTTCAAAAAGCCCAAGGTGCCAAAACTCGAACTTGCTAAACACTAGCCCGCATGATATAATCAAACTAACCAAATTAGGGAGTACACACATGGACTACAAAACCATTTTTATCTCCGACGTTCATCTTGGCAGCAAAGGTTGCAAGGCTGAATTACTCACCAACTTCCTAAAACATAATAGTGCAGAAACAATCTACCTACTAGGCGACATTGTAGATGCCTGGAAAGCACAACAAAATAAATGGTATTGGCGTCAAAGCCACACAGATGTAGTACGTCAAATATTAAAGCATGCCAAGCAGGGCACAGAAGTTATCTGGATTGCAGGTAATCACGACGAATTTTTACGGCCGCTAATACCCTATGATCTTAGCTTTGGCAGGATAAAAATAGCCAATCAGTGGACGCATATTGGCATAGATGGCAGACGATACCTACTCATACACGGCGACTTATTTGATGGCATTACTCGCATAGCACCTTGGCTAGCCTGGCTAGGTGACAAAGCCTATGACGTACTTCTAGAGCTAAACACAAAGTATAACTGGTGGCGACATAAACTGGGATTTGGCTACTGGAGCTTTTCAAAGTTCCTAAAGCAGCGCGTGAAACGCGCAGTAGACTTTATGTTTAAATTTGAGCAAACACTAGCCACCTATTGCGAAAAACGACACTTTGACGGTGTTATTTGTGGGCATATACACAAACCTGAAATTAAGCGTATTGGCAATATAATTTATATGAATGACGGAGACTGGGTAGAAAGTTGTACAGCCCTAGTCGAGGACTATACTGGAACGTTTGCCATAGTAGAGTGGCATACTATTCAAGACCCTAAACCAGAGCAAAATGTACCTATTAATATTGTTAGTAGTTAACATCTATGACGCCAGCGACATACCTGGTCGCGTACAACTACAATTTCAAACACAAGCTAGTTGCGAACTAGCACTACAATCAATGAAAACCTGGGTTAAGTTTCCCTGGTTTACAGTAAGAGGACACTGTGAAAAAGATCTTAGTAATAACAGATAATTTACCGGATCAAATAAATGGGGTGGTTACTACATACAAAAACTTGGAGGCATGTGCTGTTCTGGATGACTATAGTATTGTTTATCTTAGTCCCATTCAGTTCGGCTATGTTAATTGTCCTGGCTACCCGGAGGTTAAACTTGCCCTTCCACGCAAGATGGCCCAGGCGATTGAGGCGATACCTGCGGATTATTATCATATCGCCACAGAAGGTCCTGTTGGTTTGTGGGCTAGAGCATATCTTACACGTCGTGGTATTAAGTACAATACTAGCTATCATACTCGCTTTCCTGAAGGACTACATAAACTACTAGGCGTTCCACCTTGGTTAACCTGGCGGTATATACGCTGGTTTCACAAGCACAGTGGTCGCTGCTTAACAACTACCAATACTGTTAAACAGCAGCTTGAACTACATGGACTTAATAATGTAGTCACCTGGACACGTGGCGTTGATCGTGAGATATTTTTTCCAGTAGCACAAAAGCACAAGCAGCTAATAACACTCTTATGCGTTAGTCGCGTTAGTGTGGAAAAAAGCTTAGAGGATTTTTGCAAGCTAGATATACCAAATACCCGCAAGATCCTAGTAGGTGACGGCCCACAGTTAGGTTATTTGCAGAAACATTATCCAGGCGTGCTATATACTGGATACAAAACAGGACATGAATTGGCTGAATACTATCAACAAGCAGATGTGTTCGTATTTCCTAGTAGGTGGGATACCTTTGGTATAGTTATGCTGGAGGCAATGGCTTGTGGCACACCTATAGCAGCCTATCCAGTACCCGGACCCCAAGATGTAGTAAATCATGGGGTTACAGGCTATTTAGACCAAGACTTGACCGTGGCTACTTTAGCCGCACTACAACTTGATCGTAGTATAGTTTATAAGAATAGCCTAGATTGGACCTGGCAAAATTGTTGGCAAATATTTAAACATAACTTGGTGAGGCCACTATGAGCACCCATCTACCCGCAGAAACCATCAAAATCTCACCAGAGGCCCTGGAGATTGCCAATTGCTACCTGCAGGTGCAGGACGCCAGAGTGGTTGCACACGAGTTGGACCTCGACCCTGAACTGGTAACAACCACACTAGCCCGTCGCGAGGTACGCAACTACATAGACCACGTATTTTTTGATACTGGATATAACAACCGCTTTTTAATGCGCCGCGCCATGGATGCACTGATCAAGCAAAAGTTTACTGAGATGGAGGAGTCGGGTGTTGGTAGCAGTAAAGACATAGCTGAACTCTTAGCACTTAGCCATAAAATGAGCATGGACCTCCTAGACCGCGAGATACAGCTAGAAAAAGCCAAGCAAGGTCAGGCTGGACCGCAGCGGCAGGTAAACGTGCAAATTAATGAGGGTGACGGATCAAAGTACGGTCAGCTTATACACAAACTGATTAGTGGCGAAGGTGTTTAATGTTAGTAGTTTCCAGACCAGATGTAGAATGTGATTATATTACGGATTTTGATCCTGCTAGGCGATTTATTAAACTGCCCATAGATAACTACCTTAGATTGCTGGGTATCTACGACACAATCAATCGTCCGCAGGTTGCACTAATCAATAGTGTTAACAGTCCGCAGTACAGGTTTATCTGCGCTGCACTTGCACGCAGATTAGGCAAAACCTATATAGCCAATATTATTGGTCAACTAGTAACACTAGTACCCAACTGTAATGTGCTGATTATATCGCCTAACTATAATTTGAGCTCTATTAGTTTTGAGCTGCAGCGTAAATTGATCAAGCATTTTGATCTAGAGGTAGAGCGTGATAACCTTAAAGACAAGATTATTGAACTGTCGAATGGATCGACTATTAGAATGGGATCTATTAGCACAGTTGATAGTACCGTAGGTCGCAGCTATGACCTAATCATATTTGATGAGGCTGCACTATCGGAGCGTGGCGAGGAAGCATTTAATGTACAGCTGCGTCCTACACTAGACAAGCCTAATGCCAAAGCAATATTTATTAGCACACCGCGTGGTCGCCAAAACTGGTTTTCACGATTTTATCAACGTGGCTTTGACCCTAACTTTCCAGAGTGGTGTAGCCTGCAAGCTGACTATTCAGAGAATACTCGCATGGCTGAGTCGGACGTGGAAGAAGCACGTAGGTCAATGCCTAAGAGTGAATTTGAGCAGGAGTACATGGCCAGCTTTACTAGCTACCTAGGTCAAATCTATGAAGGCTTTTTAGCTGAGTATATACTAGATGAACTTCCTAGTGATATACGCGGCGAGTGCTTTGCTGGCTGCGATCCAGGCTATCGTGATGCCACAGCTTGGGTAAATATTGTTTATGATTATACCAGTGATTGCTACTATATAGTAGAAGACTACTGTGAATCAGAGCGTACTACAGCACAACACTGTGAGCATTTTCATAAGATGATTAGTCGTTGGGGTGTTGAAGTAGTGTTTATAGATAGTGCTGCTGCACAGTTTAGTGCTGACCTAGCCTACAACTATGATATAGCAACTACACGTGCTAAAAAAGATGTGTTACCTGGCATTGCCTATGTGCAAACACTAGTGCAGCAAGGTAAACTGCGAGTACTTAAGTCGTGTACACATGTACTAGATATGCTAGACCAGTATCGCTGGGATGACCGCGAGGGGTTAGCTAAGGAGCGACCAAAGCACGATAAGTATTCGCACATGGCTGATGCACTGCGTTATGCACTTTACAGCTACATAGTATAGGCTCTTAAAATTTGTGGTTGCAATTGTACTAGCTTCTAGGCTATAATAGCTAAAATTGTGGAATAATATTTTATGGCAGTAAATACAAATAAACGCATACCAGTAAAGTGGATTCGTGACAAAGCCAAAAGTGCCTATGTTAAACAACCACACTGCTATATTTGTAGTAGCCAAGTAGAACTAGAACTTCATCACCTGCACAGCATTACCCACCTGTTAGAGGTTTGGTCTAAACAGCACAACATTGATATAGGCAGTGATGAAGCTATACTAGCAGTTCGCGATAGGTTTATTACCGAGCACCATGTGCAAATATATGATCTTGTTTTTACACTCTGTAACAGGCATCATGTACAACTGCATGGCATCTATGGCAAATCGCCAAGTCCTAGCTCAGTGGAAAAACAACGTCGTTGGATTGAACTACAGCGTGAAAAACATATATCAGGTGAAAGCATGTTTCGCGGCAGCAGCTATGGCAGCTACTTTAGTGAGTTCACAGGGGGCTTAAATGGCGTTAGAAAAGATTAGTGGTTGGATTCGTGAAAAATTAAATCCAGCCCAACAGCAAATACACTATGATGAAGGCGGTGATGTTAGTAGTTCAACACAAATACTAACACATCAAGCTGCTTTTAAGCACATAGACAGTGTAAATAGAAGCGTAAACATGGTAGTTAGTGCTTGCGCTAGTTTAGACTATGATATTAAAGATAAGATACATGACGGAGTTACTGTTGGTGTTCGTCAAAAAACACTAAACACACTGCTTAACTTTCGTCCTAATCCCTATCAGTCAGCACAAGATTTTCGTCGTGAGATTTTCAAGGACTTGTTGCTGGAGGGCAATGCTTTTATACACTATGATGGTACCTTTATGTACCACTTGCCAGCGTATAATGTAGACATACAAACCGACCCTAAACTGTATATTCGTGGCTATCGCTATAGCGGTAATGTAGACTTTAAAGACAGTGAAGTATTTTACTTTAAAGATCTAAGCAGTGACAGTATTTATCGTGGAGCTAGCAGGCTAACAGCTTGTCAAGAAAATATAAATATCTTGTATAGCATGCAGGAGTTTCAGCAAAAGTTTTTTGACAACGGCACTGTGTTTGGCCTAGTGCTTACCAGTGAAAATACACTAAGTCCAGCAGCCAAAGAAAAAACTTTAATCTACTGGCAGCAGAGGTATAATGCTAAAAGTGGTGGCAAGCGACCTATTATACTAGACAGCGGACTAAAACCACATAAACTGTCAGATCAAAGTTTCAGCGACTTAGACTTTGATCAAGCAATAAAAACACACAGCGAACGCATAATGACAGCTGTAGGTGTACCACCTATATTGTTGCAAGGCGGCAATAATGCCAATATTAGCCCTAATCTTAGATTGTTTTACCTAGAAACAGTGCTGCCACTAGCCAGACTTTATATTAGTGCAGTAGAACGGTACTTTGGCTATGATGTAGAAGCAATAACCAGCAGTGTTAGTGCACTGCAGCCTGACCTTAAAGACATAGCAAGCTATCATGCTAGCTTAGTAAACGGTGGTATTATAACACCAAATGAAGCCAGAGTAGAATTACGGTATCCCAAACTTGACGGTCAGGATACAATTAGAATCCCTGCTAATATAGCAGGTTCAGCAGCCAATCCGTCTGTGGGCGGTAGGCCACAAGCAGCTAAGGAGTAGTATGGACGTTAAAAATAAAGTTATTTACTTTAATTCCAGGTTTACTACCAAAGCGGCCGATGAGGAATCTGATGCTATAACCATTGAAGGTTATGCTTCAACAAATGATGTTGACCGTGTAGGCGATGTAGTACCTACTAGTGTATGGGAAAAGGGTTTAGCCAATTACCTTAAAAATCCTATTATACTAGCCTATCACAATCATCAGATGCCTGTAGGTAAAATGGTTGAACACCGTGTAGATGAGCGGGGACTGTGGATCAAAGCCACTATCTCGGATGCTGCAGACAATGTGTATAAACTAGTTAAAAAGGGAATCCTAAGTGCCTTTAGTATCGGGTTTAGGGTCAAGGATGCCGAGTATAACAGCGCCGCAGAAGTATTTTTAATCAAAGACCTAGAATTACATGAGATTAGTGTGGTTAGTATTCCTGCTAATCAAAACACGCTTTTTAGTCTATCCAAAGCATTTGACACTGCCGAGGAATTTGAGTTATTTAAACAGCAATTTGCAGTAAGTGATAAATCAGCTAAAGGGCTTGACGATCACGCCGTAGCAAATAGCGCAAACGAGAGGAAATGGAACATGGATCCAAAAGAATTAGAACTTATGTTAGCTAAAGCTACAGCACAAGCTGCTGAGCAAGCTGCTAAAGCTGTTGTAGAAGCACAAGCTAAAGCACTAGCAGAAAAAGCTGCTCAAGAAAAAGCAGAACTAGAGCTACAAGCAAAAATTAAAGCAGCTGTTGCCTCAGTGCAAACAGTTGACACAGGTGCAGAGCGCCTACTAGCCGACGTTGAAAAGCGTCTTAGCGAACAAGCTGAAGCACACAAGAGTGCACTAGAAGGCTTAGAAGCTACACTACGTGAAAAAGCTGCTGAGCTAGAAGCTATTCAGAAAAGCCGTATGCAGTTTACTGATAAGCGCGATGGCGAAGGTGCCACATATGCAGAAAAAGAAGCTGCTGTGTTTATTAGCAAAATCACTAAAAAGCCTATTGAAGAAACCAAGTACGCTAAAAGCCTAGTACAAAAGTACGCTAGTGCTGGTACAGCTGGTGCTGCTGGATCGGGTAGTGGAGCAGGTGGTGCAGTTCGCCTACCAGGTCAAACTTGGGAACTAGAAGTTAGCACCAACATGGAAAACGAGATTCGTCGTCAGCTAGTTGTTGCTGGTACAATCCGTCAGATTGCTATGCCACAGCCTTTTATGAAGCTGCCTATCAATCCAGATGCTGCTGCAGACGCAACCTGGGTAGCAAACAGTGATTTTGGTGCTACAGCTAGCAGTGGTACAGCTCGTACACATGCGCTAAAAGACATTGAAATCAGCAGCGCTAAGCTAGCTACCAAGGAATACATCGCCTTTGAAGAAGAGGAAGACGGTCTTATCGCCCTAGTACCTATTATCCGTGATGCAATCACACGTCGTATGGCTAAGACACTAGACAAGTCTATGCTACTAGGTAATGATGTTGGTGCTACAACATATGCAGCTGGTATCAATGGTCTAGCATATTATGACGGTAGCGGCACAAGCAGCCCAACAGTTGCAGTTGGTGGTACTGGAGCAACAGGATTTACATTTGCTAAATTCCAAGCTGCTCGTCGTGCACTAGGTGTTTGGGGCTTAGAGCCTAGCGAACTAATCTGCTTTGTTAGTCAAGCAGCATATTATGACCTACTAGAAGATGCTACTTTCCAAAGTACAGACAAGATTAGTGAGTCACGTAATACACTAATTACTGGTCAAGTTGGACTAATCGCCCAAACTCCAGTTGTTGTTAGCGCACAAATGGCCGGTCTAGCTGCTAACGATGCACTAGCCGTTGTAGTTAACCCACGCAACTTCGTTGTTGGTAACCATCGTGCTATGCGTATCGACACAGATGACGAAGTCGTCAATCAGCGTCGTGTTATTGTTGCTAGTATGCGTATCGCTATGAGCCGCTTAACAAGCAATGAAGGCAGCGGTGTTGTTGCAGTTCGTTACGTTTAATTAAACTTAGGCAGGGTTCTTGCGAGCCCTGTCTCTAAAAGCTAACGTGTTGGCTTTTAGAGACACATGGAGTCTTAATATGGCCGACCTAATTACCAGAAATGAATATAAAAGTTATCTAGGAATAACCAGCAACAATAAAGATCAAGAAATAGATTTACTTATTCCTAAAATTAGTAGTCTTGTAAAAACTTACTGTCGCCGAACATTTATAGACTACTTTGACGACCCTAAAGTAGAGCAATTTAATGGGGGTCATGATAGTATTATATTAACAGAGGGACCAGTTAAAGAAATCTTAGATGTAGAGCTTAGCACAGATTACGGACAAACTTACGTGCCTATGGTTCCCTATGTAGACTGGGTACTAGATGGTAATGCTATTCGCAGTATTAACTATCCTATATTTAAACCATATATACGTGGATACCAAATTACATACTTAGCTGGCTATGAAACCGTGCCTGAAGATCTTAAATTAGCTGTGCTTGATTTAATAGAGTACTATTCAAAAAATAATAGTGCTGTGCATGTTAATCGCGACGTTACACCTAATGTAACACAAATTCAATATGTATCTACAACAAGCTTTCCTGCACATATTAGGCGTGTACTAGATCAATATATTTCGGACTATGCTTAATGGATGTTGGCCAATTAACACAGTTTATGATTGGTTCAGCTTTAGGTTTAGTTAGCAAAGATAAACGAACAAGCGCTGATGCAATTAAAAAAGCTACTCAAAACATTTATGACAAAGCAATAGAAGCTAAAAAGGGTGTTAATTTACGTGCAGCAATTGAACAGACCCTGCCAGTAATATATGTTGTAGATGTCAAAAATATATTGTACAGTGTACTAACTGGCCTAAATAGATCACTAGAAAAAAACAAGATTAGTGATTATGTATATAGTATAACCAGCAGTACTGGACAAACATTTTTCAGTGGCGAAGCAGATTTTGACTTTGTAGTAGAACAGCAACTACAACTTTTTGAAAACGACCTGCTTCAAATTAATAAATTTGCCAGTTATACCAATAAGATAATGACTGCATTAGATAAGACATTTACTAATGTAATTCGTGAACGAGAGTTAATAGTGCGTGTAGGTAAAGCGCTGCGTGTGCTTAATAATCTACAACCACAAATTGCTGTAGGTATTGCTAGCAACAACAGCGAAATAGTTAATAAAACAAATGCTCAAATTGAAGCAGTTATCAGAGAGACTAGCGCAAGTTTACGAGACTACTACAGATCTAAGTTTCCAGCTAAGTTAAGCAGTAAAAGTGCTAGTGAATATATACAAAATTATAATTCGGACTATCAACTAGTAATTTTTGTAGATAGCTATACTCGTGCAGTTGATTTGGTAAATCAAGCAGTTACCAAAGAGCTGCGAGAAATATTTCAAGCAAACTATAATTTTGTACCTACTGTAGATTTTACAGCAGGTGCTTTTAGTGCTGCAGGACATACAGGAATAATTACTAAAGAGGGCGGCATAGCCAAAGTAGTTGGAATAAATACACCAATTACACAACGAATATTGTTAGCAGCTACACTAGAAGGCCCTAAGGCTAGCGGAATTAATTTTGATAATTTAATACTTAATACCGATCATGTAAAAACTTCGGTACAAGTAAATAAAACTGCTTCACTGGCAGCTAAAACACTATTGTCTATGCAGTTTTCTGTTCTAATTTCAATGGAAACGGAATATAATAGCGTAGTTTTAGGTGGCAGTGGCGGACAAGAAGTTAGAGAAATTGATGCTGTTGTGCAAAAATTTTTTGCAAAAACACGAAAAGACTTATTTGAAAGCTGGAAGGCGTCAATATTGTCAGCCAAAGGCTTAAGATACTTGGTAAGTTTTTTAAAATTTTCGCCTACTATAATACAAAGTCTTCAAGAAGATTTAATACACCTAATAAGAACTGGTAAAGACAAACAATCTAATGCGTCAACAAGTTTTAAAACTAATAGTCTACCAGGTAATAAAAGTGTAATTAAACCTAATGTATCTAGTTCTACCACAAAAGCAAAAGTAGGTCGTAGTAAATCAATTACTAAATCGAAAAGAGCCGTTCAATTAGATAATACCGTACTAGGACTGCAAGCATTACTAGATGCTAATCTAGTAGAAAAAGTAAAACAAAACATGGGCACAGGCACTAGCAAAAATGTATTAAATTTACGTAGCGGTAGATTTGCAGAAAGTGTAAAAGTAAAAAACATATCAAAAAGCAGACAAGGAATGATTAGTGTGTTTTATACATATATGAAAAACCCTTATGCTACTTTTAGTGCTGGTGGTAGGCAGGAGCTACCTAGGTCTAGAGACCCTAAACTGTTAATTTCTAGATCAATCAGAGAATTAGCACAGGCAAATATAGCAAATAGATTAAGGGCCGTATCAATATGAGTAAGCGCACAAGTATAGTAAAAGCACTTAGCGAGGCATTTAAGTCTATAGACGGAGATCCTCCTTATGTTACAAATCTATATAATAACAGCTATGCCAAATTAAAGTTTTGGGATGAAATAAACGATTTTCCAGCAGTATACGTGCATCCTACAAATGAAACTAGAGACTATCTACCAGGTAATTTTGCTTGGGGGTTATTAAATATATGCATTAAAGCATATGTTAAAAGTGAAGAAGAGTCGCAAGATCAGCTAGAACAATTATTAAATGATCTAGAAACTTGTATAGATTTAAATAGAACCCTAGTATATGATACAACAAATCAATATGGTACAACTGAAATAGAAATACAGTCAATTACTACAGATGAAGGACTATTGGCTCCCTATGCAGTTGGCGAAATCATCTTACAAGTTCGTTACCAGATCATGTAAGCAACTGTGCTAAATTTGCTAATTACAGATAAATGTCTAGTAAATGCAATATAGCATCTAACAAAAAGGAAGAGATATGGCATTTAATCTTATTCGTAACGCCAGGATGTTTTGGACAACTAATGTAAACAGCGTTACTGGCGTAATCAAGACTACAGGATTTACTACTAGCAATACTAGAGAAATTCAGGTATTAGATGGTTTAAGTTTTAGTCAAGCTACTGGTACAGAAACAGTAACAGTTAATGAGGCTGGTACTGATCCAGCACGTGGTCAGCGTCAATTTAATACAAGCTTAGAGCCTGTAGAACTAACATTTAGTACTTATGTTCGTCCTAAGTTTAATGCTGGTGGTGCAGGTACTGCTGATGATTGGATTGGAGCAGAAGAAGAAGTACTTTGGAATGCTTTTGCAGCTGGATACCAAGATGCTGCTCCTAATCAAAATGAGTTGATTGGTAGTACAACAGCAGCAGATCCTTGGGTACAAACTAATGGAGATACCACTCCAATTAGTAGTACTGGAGCAAACGCTGCTTGGTCAGTAACACCAGGAGCCAATCCAGTTAGTACATTATCAATGGTTAACAGTAATAAAAACCAGTTACATAAATTTGGCGTAATTATTCTACTAGATGCAAATAGTTATGCAATTGATAATTGTGTGGTTGATCAGGCTACAATTGACTTTGGACTAGACTCTATTGCAACTATTGCTTGGACTGTTCGTGGAGGTACACTTCGTAGTATTACGGCGGGCAGTACTGTAGCAGGAACATTTTCAGGATCACTAACTGGCAATTATAAACAAAAAGTAACAGATGCACCTTTCTTAGCTAATAAGTTAAGCAGCATTACTTTACAAGCATATACTGCTACTCCAAGCTATACTGCTCCTGGAACCCCAACAGGAAACACATATACTATAGCGTTAACAGGCGGTAGTATTACATTTAGTAATAATGTTACATATCTAACTCCAGCTAATCTAGGCGTAGTTAATAGACCAGCTACTTACTTTACAAGTACTCGTGCTATTAGTGGTACTATTAACTGTTATTTAAAATCTGGCGCTGGAAATAGCGCGGCACTACTAACTGACATGCTAGCAAACAGTGCTACAGACGTTGAGCCTGATTTTAAGCTAACATTAAACATTGGTGGTAGTAGCAGTGCAGCAACACGTGTAGAACTAAATATGCCTAGTGCTATTTTATCTATACCAACTATTAACACAGAACAAGTTGTTAGTCAAACAATTAATTTTACAGCACAAGGTTCTACAGCTACTGCGCTTGATCTTGAGGAAGAAAACGAGATTACAGTTAAGTACTACAGTGCTCTAACAGTTTAATAAACCAGGGCTCGCTAGTCGAGCCCATATCAACAAACAAATAGGATTTTATTTTTATGTCAGTGTCAGTGTCGTTAAAAAACATGCTTGTTCCTAGTAAGCAAATTACTGTAGAATACCCGGGAATGCCAGGGTTTGAAATTAACGTATGTTTTTTATCAAGAGAAACTCTACAAACAATTCGTAAAAAAGCTACTAAAACTACTTTTAAAAATCGTCAACCAGTTGAAGAACTAAATGATGACTTATTTTTAGAATTATATGTTCGTGGAAGTATAAAAAGTTGGACTGGGTTAAAAATGCGTTACCTAGAGCAATTAGCCCCAGTAGATATTAGTGATCAAGATCCCGAAGCCGAACTAGAGTACAGTGATGAGAATGCACTATATCTTATGAAAAGCTCTGTAAATTTTGATAGCTTTATTAGCGAGCAAGTTACAGACTTGGGAAACTTTTCCAAGAGCAGTACGACGAAATAGGTAATCAACTAGATAACTACTTTCAAAATCAAAGTATAAGCATGACAAAAGATGCTTACTTTGAACTATGTGAAATGATGGGTACAGAGGTAGTAGACAGCGATATTCCAATAGAGTTTTTAGATTTGCCAGAGTTTGTACAGCAGTGCTTAGAAATATATAATTTTTTACCTGACAGATGGGAAGGAATGAATGGACTATTTCTAGGCAAAGACTATAATATAGTTTTCAACTTATTTAATATATTTAATATAATAGACAATGGCGATAGAACACTAACACTTAGAATATTAGCAGTAATTGATGGTATAAGATCCAAACTGTATCAGCAAAAACAAAAAGATAAGCCTTCCTAGTATAAATACCTGGAAGGCTTTTTTATTGCATAAAAAATGTGATATTGATATTTTTTAAGTCTTGTGTTATAATTAAACTAAAATAAATCTAGGTGTACAAGGCAAAAAAGTGCCGGTGTACCATTAGGGGAAAAGATGGCTAATCAAGAAATAACAGCTAGACTAAAAGTACAAGCAGAAGGCTTAAAAGAAGCCCGTCAAGACGCTCAAGACTTAAATAGAGAGCTAACTGCTGCACAAAAAGCAATGGCAGCTACACGTCCTTCAGGAGCCAGTCGCGCCAGAGCGGCTGCAATGGCAGGCAGTGCCGGCCCTCTTGAAAATATTGATTATGGCAGAGCAAGAGGTATAGGCGGAACTACCGGTGCCGCTAGTAGAGATTTTGCTAACCAAGCACAAGGTCTTGGTGGATTAGTTCGTCTGTACGCTACATTTGCTGCAAATATATTTGCAGTTAGTGCTGCGTTTACAGCACTTAAAAATGCGGCAGACACTGCCAATCTTATAAAAGGCTTAGACCAATTAGGTGCCCGCAGCGGTATTGCATTAGGTCAATTAGCTGCAGAGTTTACCAAAGCTACAGATGGCATTGTATCTTTACGCGAGGCAGCGGAAGTAACAGCTAAAGCTACTGCCAGCGGTCTAAGTAGTAAACAAGTTTTAGAAATTGCTAAAGTTGCTAAGAGCGCTTCTCAGGCTCTTGGTGTAGATGCTCTTGATGCAGTTAATAGATTAACACGAGGTATTACTAAACTCGAACCAGAATTATTAGATGAAATAGGTATTTTCACTAAGATTGATCCAGCAGTACAAGAATATGCTCGTAGTTTAAACAAAACTGCTGGAGCACTAACTGACTTTGAGCGTCGCCAAGCTTTTGCAGTTGCAGCCCTAAAAGAAGGTGCAGAAAAATTTGGTACAATTGAGCTAGATGCCAATCCATATAGCAAACTATTAGCTAGCACTAAAAATGTTGCACAACAAATATTAGAGTTTGTTAACGTTGCGCTTACACCACTAATAGGCTTACTTGCCAGCAGCCCAACAGCGCTGCTAGGAGTAATTACGGCTATTGGTACGTTATTATTAAAACAAGCAGTGCCAGCAGTAGGAGAGTTTCGTGCAGGGTTACAGCGACAAGCAGATGAGGCAGCAGAACGTGCCCAGGCTCGTCAAGTGGCTGCAGATGCCGCAGCTGCAACCGCCGCTAAAGCTAGACGTGCAATAGAAGAAAACAATATTGATGCATTAATTGCAAAACAAGATGAAGCCGTTGACAGATACAATGCTGCAAAAACAAAGCAGTTAGATAGAAGTAAAACTGCCGCAAAGTTATTAGTTAATGATATTCAAACTATTAGTGATGCAGATATAGCCGCTGCAAGAAAAGAAGCAGATAAGCTAGAGCGCGGCAAAAAAGCTTATCGAGAACAAGGTAAAAGTTTACGTGAATTAGCAGATAGTACCGAACTTGCTAGAAATGCTCAGCAGGCTTATATTGTTGGAGCAGAGCAAGATAAGCGAATTATTGAAGAGCGTAAAAAGGGCTATGGAATATTAGCACTTAATCAAAAAATGGCTGCTACTGCTGCTGAAGAATCTAATTTACGTTCGATAAAAAGTAATGCCGCCTTAAACGCTAGCTTATCCGGAGTAAAAGATGCTACAGTATTAGCTTTTGCCGAAATAGACAAATCAGGCGCTAGTACATTTACAAAAACTACTAGTAAAATTAGTGTATTAGGCTCCGCTATTGCAGGAGCTACGTCTACAATATTACGCTTTGCCAGCGGATTTTTAGGTTGGGTAGGGGTTATTGCGTCCGTAATAGGCATTCTCGACAGCTTTATGGATAAGTCAAAAGAAGCATTAGGTGCTTTTGACTCTGCTGTAGATAGGGCTGACAAAGCAACCAAGCATCTTGGTGAAACATTTAAAGCTATATTTGCCAGTGATGCATATTCTGTGCAAGCAATTCAAGCAAGATCTAATGCTTTATCTGAACAGTCTATTGCAATGGATGAGCTTACTAAAAGTGCTATGAAAGCTAAAGATGCACTAACAGGAGACTGGTGGGCTAACATAAAAGATACATTTGCTAGCTTATTTGGCGGAGGCGTGCAAAAGAACTTTGAAAAAACCTTTAGCAAGCAATTATTTGATACAATTAAAAATTTAGATAATGCCGATTTAAGGGAAAAATTAACTAAATCAATTCAAAGTGAATTAAATATAGGCGAAGTTAATTTTAACAGCATAATAGAAGCAGTAAAAAACTTAGATCCTGCCAGTGATACTGTTAAAAATTTAAATGCTGCTATTAAACAAACCAGTGTTGCCAGTGCAGAAGCTGCTAGTAAAGCAAGTCAATTTGCAGATGGCTTTAAAAAAGGCACCCAATTATTTGCAGATCTTAAAACACAGTTTTCAGACAAAAGTCCTATAACACAGTGGGCTATTCAGTCAACACAAAGTTTAAATGATCTTGCTGTTAATATGGACGGACCAATACAAGACTCTATTGCTAATTTAACTACTGCGTTAGCGCAGATGTCTAAAAATCCTATTTTTGGACCCCAAGCTGGAGCAGGTTTGTTAAAATTTGCAGATGCTATGCGCGATGCCAGAGAAGAAAGCAAAAACGCAGCAAAACAACTAAAAGTTTTAGATGAGCAGATTAAAAAGCAAGAAGAAAGAGCAGAAGGTATAAAAGCAGCATATGAAGCAGCTAATATAGTAGGCAGCCCTAGTATAGCTAGCTTTGAAGAAACAAAAGACTATAAGCAATATCAACAAATTCAACAAGAATTAAATGTTATGCGAGCCGAATCTGCTAAGCAGCAGGCTAGACAACAACAAGCATTTGCACAAGCTGAAAAAATACGAGATAGTGTAGCAGGAGCACTTAGTGATGGAGTAAGATTTAGCGCAGGTCTTGTTGCTAAAACTATTAATGCACAGATTCAAAAAGGTGCTACGGAATTTTTACAGCAATATTATGCTGCTTTTGACACAGTGCCACAATTTGCTGGAAAAATAATTGAATTAAAAATACAAGAGATAAGCAACCAATTAGAATTAATTAAAACACAAAAAGACTTATTAGTGTCACAGGAACGTCTTGGGGCTACATATAATAAAGTAAGTGCAGAAGAAAAATTAAAAACACTTGTATCAGAAGGTAAAGGTCCTGATAGTGTAAATTTACAGGGCAGCGAAGAATATCAAAAAGCTGCTGCTGATGTAAAGTTTTATACAGAATCGCTACAAAAGCTAGAGCTTGTACTTAAAAATCCTGTTCAAGCTATGCGTAATTTAAGCAAAGAAACAGGATCACTTACTGCACAACAGATAGCACAAAATGGAGTATATCAACAAGTTGCAGTCTCTGTGTCCGGACTAAATGCACAGATTGCACAGCAAAGTAGACAAATAGCAAATTTACGAGAGTATGAAAAGCCGCTGGCTGAATTGCGTGCGGAGTATAAAGCCAAGCAAGAGCTAAATGATGTGGAACGCCAACGAAATGATGTTTTACGTCAAAGAATGCAACTGCAAATGACGGGTCTAGATGAAATAGGTAAAGCATCGGTTAGCTCACAGGTAGAGGCCTTGGCTATAGATAATGCAAGGTTAGAGGAACAGCGCGCTATTAATGCTGCAAATGAAAAATATTTGTCAAAATTACTAGCAGCCAATCAATTACAAACAGACGCTGAAAAAAGTTTAGCTAAAGAATCAGCTAAAAATACTTTCTATAATGAACTAGAGCTTGCGCAAAGTAGTCAAAGATTAAAAACTGATCAAGCAAGAGTAGAAACTATTAAACAACAAACCGCTGCAGAATTACAGCAGTTAAATCAAAGATTTGAATTAGAGAGCAAAATTCAAGCTGCTAATAATGCAGCAATATTAGCTGGTGTAGCTATTGATAAAGCTAGAATAGATGCAGCTATAACACTTAATCAATTTAGTGATACTTATGTTGCTCAATTACAGTACTCTAGCTCTATAAAAGAGGCCGAAACACAAAAAGAACTCGCAAGAATACAAGCAGAATTTGACTATAGAAAAAAATTACGTGAATTAGAAATAAGAGATAGTGAAAACGCCCGACTTCTCGAGCAAACTAAGGATCTTGAAGCTTTTATGCTACGAGAAGCGGCCATTAAAAGAGAAAGAGATGCAGCAGAAGCCAGCAGAGCCTTAACATTGTCTGGACTAGATATAGAGTATGCTAAAACATTGGCTGTTGCGGGTATAACGCAGCAAATCGCACTTTCTCAGGCCAAATTTAACGAAGAACTGGAAAGATCTACTAGATTAACTGATGCTTTAGCCGGAGCATTTGGTGAAATAGGTAAAAAATTAGGCGATTTAACTACAGCACTTTTAGAAAATAGTCAAACGCAAGAGAAAAATGCTAGTAGAATGAAACAGTTGCAAGACGATCTTTGGTTTGCACAAGATCAAGGCGACAAATCAAAAGAGTTAAAAGTACAAAAAGAAATAGACAAACAAAAGAAAAAATCTGCTGACGATGAACTTAAAGGTAACGCTAAAATTTTAGCTAGTACTAAAGCTATGCTAAAAGAAAAAACAGGCGGATATAAAGTACTAGACGCTATGGAAAAAGCCACACATGTAATGCGCATGACAAATACTGCCATAGAGTATGCTACAAAAATAAAAACATTTGCCATGGAACTTGCAGCAGCCGGTAGTCTAGCCGTAAAAGAAGCAGGTTTAGAAAACGCCAGCTTAATAGCAAAGATTCCAGCCTATACAGCAGGTATATTTGGTAAAATTACTTCGCAAATTGGATTACCAGGACCAGTAGTTGCAGCAGGTATTGTTGCGGCTATATTTGCAGCCTTTGGTGGCGGCAAAGGTGGTACCGGAACTATAAATACTACTGGCTTAACTGCTGAAGACATGAATAAAGTAAGTGGAACGGGCCAACAGTTTATAAATGGTCAACTGGTTAATCGAGACGGCGGAGTAGTAGGTGACCCAACAGCCTTAGCGGATAGCATTACTAGCAGCATAGAATCACTTTCTAGAAATTTCTTTAACATACTAAACAGCGATAGTAGTAAGGTTGTTAGAAGTTTGCGTGGTGTTGAAGAAAACACAGATAAAACAGTTAGAGCACTATTAGGTGAGATTAGTGGTTTTGCAGGAACTAACCAATCTCCTTTTGGCACTGTTGAGCAAAGTGTATCTACCAAAAGTTGGAATTGGTGGACAGGAGGATTTGATAAGAAAAAGATAGACACAAAAATAATATCGGCAGGTATTCGTATAGAAGGTGAACTAGATAACTTAATAAATCAAACAGGTAACACGGTACTTGAGCGCTGGGAAAACGTACTTACTACAGTAACTAAGAGTAGTTGGTGGGGTTTAAAGAATAGTACTAAACAATATTTAAATAGAATAAGTGGCGAGTTAGATCCAAGTATTCGTATGGCTATATCAGATACACTTGTAAGTTTTAAACAAACACTACAAGGCGCAGCCGTTATATTAGAAGGTAATGCTGATAGAGTTAATGACGTTCTAAAAGATTTTAAAATACAGATTAATACTAATTTAGCTGGATTAAGTGGTGAGGAAGCAATTAGTAAACTTACTGGTGAATTTAGTATCAATTTAAACAGAGCCGTACAAAAAGCTTACCCCTGGATAACATTGTTTACTAAAGTTGGTGAAGAATATGCAGAAGCAGCAATGCGTATAGCTAACGATAGTGAAAATGTTAGATATGGTTTGCGCATGATAGGCGTAAGTTTAGGTGAACTAGATACCTATAGCCGAACATTATTTGAACAAGATTTAATTGATCAGTTTGGCGATTTAGATCAGTTTGCTACAAGTATTAACTATTACGTAGAAAACTTTATTGATGCAGCAACTAGGTATAGTTTTAGCTTTGACAGACTAACTGAAGCTTTTGCAGATGCAGAATTAGAACTGCCAAAAAGTAAAAAAGAATATATAAGTTTAGTAGATGCACTAAAAGAATCTTCAAAAACTAGTAGTAAGTCTAAGGAGCAACTGGTAGCATTATTAAAATACTCTGAAGCCTATAATAAACTACTAGAAGATAATTTAGCGTTGAAAAAAGAAGAAATAGATAACTTAAATAAACAAGCCAGCGAGCTAGAAAATAGTAGTAAAAAGTTTGCAGATTTTGCAAAATCACTACAGGATTTTAGAAGCGGATTATTACTAGGTGCTACTTCTATATTAACACCACTAGAAAAGTACAGCAAGGCCGGTAGTGATTTTCAAACAATATTAAACAAGGCACTAACCGGAGATGTAGAAGCTTATGGTAAATTACAGTCTGCTAGTAATGACTTCCTAACTGCTTCACAAAAAGTATACGCTAGTGGCCCACAATATATTCAAGATTTTAATACTGTTACACAAGCCCTAGAATCAGCGGAAGTATTTGCAACAAATAAATCGACTATAGAGCAACTACAATTAGATGGAATAAACAGACAGATCACACTTTTGGAAAGCATAGATACAAATATTGCTGCTGCTAGTGGTGGTTCTGCCGTAACTAGTAGGGCAATAGGCGGTTTAAGCCAAGGACTAACTCTTGTAGGTGAAAGAGGGCCCGAAGTAGTAGATTTTAAAACGTCTGGTAGAGTTTATACTGCAACGCAAACACAAGGTATGTTTAATACAAATCAAACTTTTAATGAAATGATTAGACAAATACAAGCACTAAAATCGGAAATAAGCAGTTTAAGAGCAGATCAGCAAAAACAAACTGGAGATATGATTATCACCAACTATGATGCTACTAATAAATTAGGCGAACAAATAGCAGAAGTAGTAGTTGATGCAGTTGTTGACTCAAAATGGAAAGATCGTGCAAAAGTAGAAATAGTGTAAGGTTAGATTATGTTATCTTATAATACTTGGTTAGAAACAACAAGCAATATTCCTAAAGTATTGCTTGTGCAAATTAATTATAAACAAGCTGGCAATCCCCAAACTTTATATCTATCTACGCATACAGTAAATATTGCAGGACAACAGTATTTTGGTATTATTAGAAATAACTTTACAATAAATCAAAGTATAAGTACTGAGTATACTGCATCTATAAGCTATAGCGACATTGAAATATTTAATGGAAACGGCGAATATGATAGTTATTTAAGCGAAACATATGTTTGGAATAACCAATCTGCAAAAGTTTATATAGGGCCCTTACAGGAAACTTATACTAGTATAAATACTAATTTTGAATTAATTTTTGATGGCTTAATATTAGATATAGATTCTAAGGATAGAAATTGTATTAATTTTAAGCTTGTTGATAAATTACAAAATTTAAATACAAGCTTATCAGAATTAACGCTGGGTAATTACTATCAAGGAAATATAGTAGCTGAGAATATTTACAATAACCAATATAAGAATAATCTAAAACCAATATGTTTTGGGGAAGTACATAATATAACTCCATTATTTACTGACCCCACAACACTTGAATATATGGTTCATCATACTGCAGTTGAACAAATATTAGAAGTTAGAGATAATGGTGTGCCTGTAGCCTTTAATACTACAATTCAAGTATCTAGCATACCACAAGGCAGTTTTAGATTAATAGCTAATCCAGTAGGAACTATTACTTGCTCTATACAAGGAAGTAAAGCTGGAGTAGATTTAATTAGCGGCGCATCTACTAATAGTTATTTTAATACTGCTAGTAGCACTATAGCCAGTATATTAAAAAACTATGGAAAGCTAGTAGGATATAGTAGTTCTGTAGTTGATACAGCGAGTTTTTCTTCACAAGGCAGTGAACTAGTTGGAGTTTACATACCTGATCGAGTAAATGTTTTACAGTTATGTCAGGATATTGCTAAACATACTGGTAGAATTCTAACAGTTAGCAGATTAGGAAAGTTAAAACTAATTGATTTAGCGATTCCAACTTCAACTAGTAATTTTATTACTAATTCTGATATATTATTAAACAGTTTAAGTTTGATAAAACAAATCTCTATTGTTGCTGGACATAGAATTGGCTATGCTAAGAATTGGACTATACAAAATAATCTTGAAACAGCCATACCACAGCAGCACAAAGAATTATTTAGTACAGAATACTTAGAGTATCTTGCAGCAGATACAACTGCTAAAAATAATTATAATATTACAACTGAACCAGAAATTGAAGGCACATATTTAATAGATATAGCTAATGCTACCAGTATAGCAACAAAAAAACTAAATTTATTCAAACAGCCAAGAAAAATATATAAAATGACTTGCATTAGTAAATTTTTATATTTAGAGGTAGGTGATAGCGTTCAATTACAACTAAGTAGATTTGGCCTTATGAATAAATATGCTTTAATAGTAACAACTGTACCAGATTGGATTAAAGGTACTATAGAACTAGAGGTATTAGTGTAAAATGGCTACAATTGTTAACGACAGAAATGAATTACTATTTACAGCTAGTTCAAGAATAACTGGTGCCAGCGTAACTATTACTACTGGAGTAGTAAAAGAAATATTAATAGCTAAAGATTCTACATCTGACTCGGGCTTGGCTACAATTCCTGTACCAAGCACCATTACATTAACTGCAAATACTATAGGGTATTTAAGCCCAAGCTATGCCTGGTCTTTTAGATATGGAGATACTGGATCTTTTACTACACTAGTTGGTGCTACTAAAGATTATATAGTTAATTTAGATAGTGCTTGGCTAACCGCAGCAGAAGAAAGTTTAACTGTTCAATATAAAGTTGTAGTATCTGAAACAGCTAGTAATATAGGTGTTAATACAACTGAAAATATTTTAAGTTTACCTATAGTTAGAGAAGGTAAAGATGCCTTCAATAGTGTTTTACTTAAGATTTATAGAAGAACTAATAGTGCTTCTGCACCAGCGAAAATAACCGAAGGAAATAGTATATATAACTTTCCGCTAGGTACACTAGTAGGACAGCCTACCGGATGGTCTCAAACTATTCCAAGCGCTACTGATGGCCCATGGTTATGGGTATCGGAAGCTCTGGCTGTTGGTAGAGCTAATCAATATACTTTTGCGAATACTTTGTGGTCAACCCCTGTTATATTTACTAAAGATGGTGATATTGGCAAAAGTGTTGTCACCGTTTATGCCTATAAAACTAGCGGAACTACTTTAGCTAGTAGTGATAAACCAGGTGTTGCAACATATAATTTTTCTACAAATACTGTTACTTGGTCCGGAGCAGCGGCAAACGGATATTCTAGCACGTTGCCAAATGTTACTGAAAATTTATATGTAAGTATAGCTATAGCTAGTGTTAGTGCTGATCAAACTAGCGACACTATTGATGCTGATGATTGGACTAGTCCTGTACTATTTGCTGAAACAAAATACAATAATGCTATAGTCTACCTATATTCTAGAAATAATAGTACATCTACCCCACCGCAATTTCTTAATACAAGTGGCGGACCATACAGCAGCTCTTTAACATATACATTTTCTACCGGCATATTAAGTGGTACTTTTCCCTTTTTATGGACAAAAGATATTCCTCCAGTAAGTAATGGCTCTGTTCTATGGGTTACAAATGCTCCAGCTATCAGCAAAACTAATACTGCTACCGTAACTGCTGGGTTATGGACGGCCGCAAAAGTATTTGCTCAAGACGGTATTAACGGTATTAATGGTATTAATGGTACTAATGGTACTAATGGAGTTAATGGGGCTACAGGACCTACAGGACCTCCAGGAGCAAATGGGACTAATGGAACTAACGGCACCAATGGCACCAATGGAATACGAGGAACGAGACAGTTATATAGTTCTGATCCTGCTTATACCAATAGTTACGTTTATCCATCAGGCAGCGGAAATAATTTAGCTATAAGTTATAGTACTAAAGCTACAGAACTTATAGCTTCGGCAACTAGTGGTACATTACCTACTACACCGCTAAAAGGAGATACAGTAACTTTTAGTAATGGTAGTAATTACGTTTATACTATTACCTATACTGGTACACAGTGGGAATTTCCAGGAATAGTTATTGATGGAAATTTATTAGTTAGCGGAAGTGTAACTGCTTCAAAAATTAATACTAATGGTCTTTCAATTAGAGATTCTTTTGGTAATATTATACTTAATGCAGGAAGCGGAGCATACATTGATCCATCACTATTAGTTGGGTCAGGAGGTACTCCAATAACTGATATATTAAATTCTACAAAACGCTTAATTTTAAATGCTGCTCCTTCAATATTTAAAGTAAGTTCTGCCGGAATATCGGATCCTACAGAAATAGTATTTACTGTTGTAAAGACTGATGCATTGTCCACTGTAGCTTATACATCTTTAGATTGGAGTGTAATTTCCGGTTCCGCTACGTTAACATCTGTATCTGGTAGAACAGATCAGCAAAAAATATTATATAGCAACATGACAACCGATAGTATAACAGTTAGAGTTAGTGTTACTACTTCCGGAAAATTTTATTACGATGATTTTACTGTAATAAAAGCAAAAGACGGAACTAACGGAACTAACGGAACTAACGGAACTAACGGAATTAACGGAATTAACGGAACTAACGGAGTTAATGGGGCAACAGGACCTGCAGGAGCCACAGGAGCCACAGGTCCTGCTGGAGCCCCAGGAGCTACAGGACCTACAGGACCTGCAGGTAGCGGTATTAGAGGAAGCATACAAGTAAATAGACTTTATAATGCTACAGCTATACCTACTGCTCAAGCAACTATAAATGCAGAATGTAATGCTGCAATATCTGGAGCAGGCTTTTCAAGCCAAAATAGAGATAGATGTTTACTATACAGTACTACGTATAAGTGGTCACAAATGTATTACTACGATGGAAGCAATTGGATTGTTGAAAATTTTTATTTAAATGGTAATATGTTAGTAGACGGAAATATATCTTCTATAAGCAGTAATATTGGTACAATGACTGCTGGAGTATTACGAAATAACGCTAATACTTTTGTAATTGACTTAACTAACGGTACTATTACTATTACTGTTTAAGGTTTAATATTATGTCAAATATAATAATTGCTTATAAAAATGAGATTACGCAGGTTGCAGGTAGTACTAGCGCAGTTAGTCTAAATGATTATAAGTCCCAAACACAATCAATAGCTGCTAATACTCCTGTAACACTAACCGTTAATTCTATTTCTAGCGGGATACCAGTTGTTGTAACGGCTATGTTAGCCTATGATTTATCACCAGTTACCTTAACAGTTACAGGATACTCTCCAGCGGTAACGGATAGTACCACAACATCAATTAATACTAGTGCTAATCCTGGCTACGGAGGCATTAAATATATTAGCAAATATTTAACTACTACTAGTACAACAACCTCATTAGTTGTTAGTTTTAATAGAGCAGTTAATGTATCGAAATTTATAGTTGCTAAATATTGGTCTCCTATTTACAATATACCCTATGGTATAAATGTAGAGTATAATGATCAATCAACTTATGAAAGATTACAATCTGGCGATCAGTATATAACCCATAACCCTAGACATAAACTATTAAATTTTGATCTTAGCTATATTGCAGAAGCTGACAAATATCAATTATTTGATATTATTAGAACCAATGGTAGGTCTACACCAATATTTGTATCAGCATTTCCAAATATAACTGATAAAGAAAAAGAACAAATGTATTCAATTTATGGTAGATTTGTTCAATTACCTAATATATCCCACTTTACATTTACAATGTATTCTTCAAGTATTCAGCTAGAAGAAATTTAAGATAATATTTTTCCTATGGTTAATCTAAAAATTTTTGATTGAACAAACTACCCCGACCTGGTGACTGAATCGACCAAATTAACTTGGAAACTACATATAGGTCTACAAAGAACTTAAAAAGTTTAGCTAATTGCCCTGCTCAATAACGATTGAGCAGGGCATTTTTTATAGTTGACAACCTCTTGCCCTTGTGATATAATATACAAGAATCAAAAAAGGTTTAAATATTTTTACTTGACAATAGCAGAGCCAATACAGTTAGTTGGCAAACCGGCTACAATTGAACATGTATGTTAACCACTGCTAACAAAAAGGAGCTGCAATGGTTGAAGTAGAAAATCATAACCTGGTACAAACAGTTAGTGTAGCAGGAATGGCAATTATTGCTTTAGGCGTAGGTATTCAAAAATTGCTTAAAGAATGGCGTAGTACCGAGGCTGAAACTAGTGTTATTAAAATGATGCACGAAGAACTAGAGCGTATGGGTACTCAGAATGCTAAACTTACAGAGGAGCTAACTAAGCTACAAAATGAAATTGTAGAGTTAAATAGTCAGCTTACAAAATTAAATATTGAAAACAATAAATTACAGCAGGATATATCCACATTAACTATTGAGCTTAATAACTTTAAAAAGTTGGCAGAAATAAGAAAGATTGAGGTGTAATATGGTTCCTGGAAAAATTAATTATAAAATATATCAAGGAACCACTTTCAAACAAGTTTATAGGTGGGAAACCAGCACCACTTATTATGCAAATATTCAGTCAATAACTAAAAGTGGTCCTTGTGTAATTACAACAACTACAAATCATAATATTCCGCCCGGCTGGAGAATCAGAGTTACTAATGTAGGTGGCATGAAAGAGATCAATACTACATCTGCAGATCAGTATTATGTAGTAAATGATGCTACAGGTAACACGCTTATTATTAATCAGGTAAACAGTAGCGGATTTACAACATATACTGGCGGCGGCACAGTTGAATATAAAGCGTCTTATCCATTGCAATATTATAGTGCAGTAATGCAAATAAGGCCTACAACAGCAAGCGACACAATTATATTAGCTAGAAACAGTACTCCTGGCGGAGGAATAGTAATAGATCCTGTTACTAGTACTATCACAGTAACAATTACCGCTGCTCAAACCGCATTATTTGATTTTACAGCAGCGGTATACGGTATTGAACTCACAGACACTAGTGGTAATGTTACGCCATTTTTAACTGGTAATATAACTCTTGTTAAGGATGTAATACGATGAGCACCACAGTTATACAAAATACCAGCACAATCGTAACAGAAAATTTAGGCACAATAACTATACCTGGTGGAATGCTTGGCCCAACCGGCCCAATTAGCACAGTGCCTGGACCTACGGGCCCTACAGGTGCAGTAGGGGCAGGCGGCACGTTAGGATATTATGCTAATTTTTACAGTAATCAAACACAAACAGCAATAAGTGCAAATACTCCATATAGTATAACACTAAATAATACATATGAAAGCAGTGGTTTAGCAGTAGTAGATAATTCAAAGATTACAGCAACTTATGCTGCTACTTATAATATACAAGTTTCTTTACAATTATCGGCAACTACTACTGGAAAAGTATACACCTGGCTAAGAAAAAACAACGTAGATTTAGCAAATACTAGTAATGAATTAACTGTTAGTAATGGAACTAGCGCTGTTGCTAGCTGGAGCTTGACACTGTCGTTAGCGAGTAACGACTATATTCAATTAATGTGGGCAGTAGATAATACCACTATTACTTTATTATCTACACCTGCCAATAGTTTTAGCCCCTTAATACCTAGCGTAGTAGCAGCAGTTACACAAGTAATGTATACACAGCTTGGCCCTACAGGTGCTAGCGGACCTACAGGTATTAGTGGTCCTACAGGTGCCACTGGTAGTACAGGCCCTACAGGTTTAGCAGGCCCTACAGGCGTTGCAGGTATTAGTGGACCAACAGGACCGCAAGGTATAGCCGGCCAAGGTATACAACTAAAGGGTACTGTTACTACTGAATATATTTTACCTACAACTGGCTTGCAAGACGGAGATAGCTGGATAGTTACTAGTTTAGGTAAATTATTTGTTTGGCAGGCAGCTACTAGTAGTTGGGTAGATGCTGGACCTATTGTAGGGCCAAAAGGTCCAACAGGCAGCGTAGGCCCAACAGGCGCTACAGGACCTACAGGTAGCGCTAGTACTGTAGCAGGACCCACAGGAGCTACAGGACCCACAGGTAGTATAGGACCCACAGGTAGTGCTAGCACTGTGGCAGGACCAACAGGTGCTCAAGGTGCTACCGGTCCTACAGGTGCTCAAGGACCTACAGGCGATGTAGGTGCCACAGGACCCGCAGGTAGCATAGGTCCAACAGGTGCAGCAAGCACCATAGCAGGACCTACAGGTGCTCAAGGACCAATAGGTAACACAGGACCTACAGGTAACACGGGACCTACAGGTTTAACTGGATCTACAGGTCCAACAGGTTTAACTGGTCCAACAGGAGCTACAGGACCTACAGGTTTAACTGGTCCAACAGGTTTAACTGGTCCAACAGGAGCTACAGGTCCAACAGGAGATACAGGACCCACAGGAGCTACAGGACCCACAGGAGCTACAGGACCTACAGGTTTAACTGGTCCAACAGGAGCTACAGGTCCAACAGGTTTAACTGGCCCAACAGGAGCTACAGGACCCACAGGTTTAACTGGTCCAACAGGTTTAACTGGCCCTACTGGACCTACAGGCGCCAAGGGCAATGATGGTACCAGCGTAACAATACTAGGGCTAGTAAATACTAGCAGTCAAATACCTGGATACCCTAGCCAACACAGCGGCAGTATAGGAGACGGTTACCTAGATAGTACTGGAGATCTTTGGGTTTGGACAGGTAGTACCTGGCAAAATGTAGGCAAAGTAAAAGGCCCAACAGGCAGTACTGGTCCCACAGGACCTACAGGCCCTACAGGTGCAGCAAGTACAGTAGCAGGTCCCACAGGAGCCACAGGTCCTCAAGGTATTAATATTACACTGCGTGGTGAAGTTGCACAAGTAGCTAATCTACCAGCAACAGGCAACCTAGTCAATGATGCATTTATAGTTACTGCAACTGGTAATCTTTGGGTTTGGGGATCTGATAATGCTTGGTTTAATGCCGGAACTATTGTAGGGCCAATAGGACCTACAGGCGTTCAAGGACCAACAGGACCTACAGGTGCAACAGGCACAGTAGCCTTTGTAGTAGGTAGTAGTGCACCAACAAATCCAGCTGCTGGAGACCGTTGGATAGACGCTGACAGCGGCATTGAGTATACTTATATTAATGATGGTGATAGTTTTCAGTGGGTAGAAACTAGAAACGGTAGTATTATAGGTCCACAAGGATCTAGTGGACCAACAGGTCCAACAGGTCCAGCTAGTAATTTGCTAGGACCTACAGGTGCTATAGGTCCAACAGGAGCTACAGGTCCAACAGGTAGTGCTAGTACTGTAGCAGGTCCTACAGGTGCTATAGGTCCAACAGGAGCTACAGGTCCAACAGGTAGTGCTAGTACTGTAGCAGGTCCTACAGGTGCTATAGGCCCAACCGGACCCACAGGCAGTACTGGTAATACAGGCCCAACCGGACCAAGTCAAAACTTTACACCATATACTAGCGATAATACAGGCGCATTTAGTCTAGCCAATGGTAATTATCAGATTTGGGCAGTTACTAGTGGTAGTTATACGGTTAGTATAACTAACTGGTTGCCAAGTGGCCAATTAAGTGAATTGCTGATTGAAGCACAAAATATTACTAGTAGTGGTGCAACAATAACATGGCCTAGTATTAATTGGATATTAGCTACTGGTAGTACAACAACTACTTTTTCACAAAATGGCGTTACACTTACTAATTTAGATTTTATCTTGCTTTGGACCAGAGATGGTGGAACCACTGTTTATGGAAAGGTTATTAGATAATGACTAGTAAACAGATAAAGTATAGGATATACTATGATTAATTTTCCATCAACAGCAGGTTTAAGTGTAGGCTATGTATATACTTTTAGTGGGCGTAGCTGGAAGTGGAATGGCAAAGGCTGGGAATCCTTAAACACTGTACAAGGTGCTACAGGTCCTACAGGCCCCACAGGAGCTGCAAGTACTGTAGCGGGCCCAACAGGTAATATCGGCCCTACAGGACCTACAGGTGCTACAGGTCCAACAGGTGCTCAAGGACAAGGCTTACAACTTAAAGGTAGTGTAGCTACTGTAGCAGCACTACCTGCTAGTAATAATGTTATTGGTGATAGCTACCTAGTAACACAAGATGGCCATCTTTATGTGTGGAGTGGTAGTGCTTGGACTGATGCAGGACTAATACAAGGTGCCACAGGACCTACAGGTTTAACTGGTCCTACAGGACCTACAGGTACAACAGGTGCCTTAGGTCCCACAGGTGCAGCAGGTCCCACTGGCACTAGTGGTCCTACAGGTCCCACAGGCACAGCAGGTCCTACAGGTGCAGCAGGTCCCACAGGAGCAGCAGGTCCCACAGGTGCTATAGGTCCTACCGGCCCTACAGGTAGTACTGGTCCTACAGGAGCGGATAGTACGGTAGCAGGTCCTACAGGACCAACAGGCACAACAGGTCCCACAGGACCCACAGGTGCAACAGGTCCTACAGGCGCAAACAGTACAGTAGCAGGCCCAACCGGACCAACCGGACCCACAGGCCTAGCAGGTCCTACAGGTGCAAATAGCACTGTAGCAGGTCCTACAGGTCCTACAGGACCAACAGGCATAGCAGGACCTACAGGTGCAGACAGTACTGTAGCAGGGCCAACAGGGCCCACAGGTCAAACAGGGCCTACAGGTAGTGCAAGTACAGTAGCAGGTCCCACAGGGCCCACAGGAGCTACAGGACCTACAGGAGCAGGCAGTGCCGTTGCAATTAGTGATGAAGGTACGCTACTTACTAGTAATGTTAGTAGTATTAACTTTGTTGGTAGTGGAGTAACAGCTACAAATACTGGTGGCGATGTTACAGTTACAGTCAGTGGTGGAGGTGGTAGCGGAGCTACTTATGGCATTAGTGCTGAAACTACCACAGGCGGAGTTAATCTACGATTAACTGGCAGTGACAGTACTACAGACGATGTAAAATTGCAAGCTGGTGATAATGTAACTATTACCAGAAATGATGCAAGCACAATTACTATTGCTAGTAGCGGTGGCGGTGGTGGTAGCAGCGGACCAGTTGTAGAAACTAGTCAAATTATTACTACACCATATATTATTCCTAGTGGTAAAAATGCACTAAGCGTTGGACCAGTAACAATTGCTGCAGGTGCAAGTATTACTATATTACCAGGACAACGTTGGTTGGTACTTGGTGACACTGGCATGTCTAGTAGTGTTACTGGAGTTGGTGGTGCGTCGGGTACAGTGCAAAGTGTTGCAACTGGTGCGGGCCTAACAGGCGGACCAATTACTACTACAGGCACTATTAGTCTTGCTGCTAGCGGAGTAACTGCTGGCAATTATACAAATGCTAATATTACTGTTGACACATACGGGCGAGTCACCGTTGCAGCAAATGGTACTCCAGGCGGCGGCAACACAGTAATTGACGGTGGATTCCCAGATTCTAGTTATCTAGCTATAGCGGCTATCGATGGAGGTACTATCTAATGCCACAACAAATACAACTTAGACGAGGTGCTGCAGCTAGTTGGACCACAAGCAATCCTACACTAGCTGCTGGCGAATTAGGTGTTGAAACTGATACCAATAAATTTAAGGTAGGTGATGGTAGTACTAGTTGGACTAGTTTGCCATATGCTACCAAAGGTGATACAGGTAATACCGGTCCCACAGGGCCAGCAGGAACCACAGGTGCTACAGGTGCTAGTGGCCCAACAGGACCACAAGGTGCTGCTGGTGAAGTTAGTTTAACAGCAGCACAAACACTAACTAACAAAACACTAACTAGTCCAGTTATAACACAGCCTAAGATTACTGATACTCCATTTGCAATCACCGACGGTGCTAGTGTGGATATTAATCCTAGCAATGGTTTTATACAAACTTGGACACTAGCCAGCAGTCGTACTCCAGTATCGCCTACTAGCTTTGCCAGTGGGCAGGCTGTTATGCTGGCTATTACAGCAGGTGCTAATACAATTACTTGGACTAGTGTTGGTGTTAGTTGGACTAAACAAGGCGGCAGCGGCACTGCTCCAACACTAAGTACTAGCGCTACTAGTTTTATTATTTTACATAAAATAGGCAGCACAATTTACGGCAGCTACTTGGGTGATGCATAATGACACTAAAATCAGCTATACTAGCAGCAGTAACTGGTGAGGCTGCACAAGAAACAGATCCTTACTACAATCTAGTAAGCCTACATCTTAAAGGTGATGTAAATACTGGTCGTAGCTACAACGCCTTCTCAGATGCTAGTACAAACAACTTCAGGCTCACAAACAATGGCGATGTACGGGGAAGTAGCTTTAGTCCCTATGGGACCAGTTGGTCAGGGTTTTTTGATGGATCGAATGACTATGTCGCCACTCCTGTTACAACCAACGTAGATCTTGGAGCCAGCAATTTCACGATTGAAGGTTGGGTATACGTTAGCGCAACCGCAAACAAATGCGTTCTTACTATTAGCAATGCGGCGGCATATCCGGCTTTGATGGTTCAAATAGGGCCAACTTCGGCGATTTTCGGATCGTCAACCGCCAATTCAAGCTGGGATGTGTTTTACCAAAGCCTCACAGGCCTCACAAATATTTCTAACACATGGGCGCACTTCGCCGTCAGTAGAAGCGGAAATAACTTTGGTTTCTTTATTAATGGCGTAAGGGTTGCAACAGCAACCTCAGCAGCTTCGATTGAGTCTGGCAGCAATGCCGCCTACATCGGTGTTGCAAGGGACAACAACGGTTTTTCTGACTACTTTTCTGGATACATCTCCAACGTCAGATTAGTAAAGGGATCGGTTGTTTATGATCCTACGTTGACCACCCTTACGGTGCCGACCTCCCCACTGACCGCAATCGCAAATACGCAACTGCTGCTATGTCAATCCGGTCGCTTCATCGATAGCGATTCGCCCAATACGCCACGGACCGGAGCGCTCGCGCTGACGCTCGGCGACGCACCCCGCATCTCCAGCTTCAGTCCATTTCTCGAAACAGATATTATTACCGGGTCGGGGTACTTTGATGGTACTGGGGATTGGTTGAACTGTGGATCTAATGCCGCATTTACGGTTGGAACTGGTGCAGTTACAGTTGAAGCATGGATTTACTGCACAAGCCTTACCAATACCTATCAAGGAATTATGTCTGGACGGGCTGATAACTCAGGAACCAGTTGGCCAGGTCTTGGGTTGACTATAGATAATAGTCAGCTATTTTTTACAATTGGTGCCAGTACGTCTGGTCTTAGGGACACAAGTACGGTGCCACTTAACCAGTGGGTTCACGTTGTTGGAGTTAGGGCTGGAACAAACGCCGCGCTGTTTGTTAACGGTGTAAGAAAGGCTAGCACAACAAGCAGTACGGTTGATGGCACAACGGCAGACATGGGTATTGGTCGTTATTATTACGGCACCGACAACTATTATTTCAGTGGTAATATTTCAAATGCACGCATAGTTAAAGGTATTGCAGTCTATGACCCTACGCAAACATCCATTACCGTTCCATCGGCACCCTTAACCGCAACTCAATCCGCCGGGACAAACATCCAGGCGATACCTGAGTTCATTTATGCGACCTTCGATTCAAGTGCAAGCTCCGTTACTTTAAGTAACGGTAATCTAACTCTTACTGGTGTAGGCGGATCTGGTTTTAACAAGGCCAACAGTACAACTGCTATATCTTCAGGCAAATGGTATTTTGAAGCTACTTTAGTTAGCGCAGGTACTGATACCAGCATAGGTATTAGCCAGGGTAATAGTTCATCAAGTTATCCCGGACAAGAATCTACTTCATATGCTTATGTTCTTGAAAAAGGACAAAAATTTAATAATAATTCAGCGGCTGCATATTCAAGTTCTTTAACAACTGGCGATGTATTTATGTGTGCCGTTGATTTAGATAATAATAAGCTTTTCTTCGGTAAAAATGGAACTTGGTTAGCTAGTAGTAATCCTATAACAGGAGCAAATCCAGCGTTCACGCTTACTGCCGGAACATATAGAGCTGTTGCTAGACCCTATAGTACTAACTCAGCAACTTTTAATTTTGGTGCCAGTACTTTTGCATATACTCCACCAACTGGATTTACTGGGCTACGAAGTGTTCCAACCTCCCTCCTTACCCTCCAAGAGCGCGGTGCCTACAACACCATAGGCTTCCAGGACGAATCCGAGTACCAGCACCAGATTACCCGCAACGGCAACGTCGCCCAGGGGACGTTTAGTCCTTTCAGCAACTCGGGGTGGGGGAATTATTTTGATGGTAGTGGTGATTATTTAACGTGGCCTCCTGGTTCATCTGTTGCTTTTGGTACTGGAGATTTTACAATAGAGTTTTGGATTTATTTACAAAATGATGATTCGACCGCAGTAATACTTTTGGATGCTAGAAATGCGTCACAAACAACCAATTGGAGACTAGCTAGGGATGCATCAACCAACAAAATAAATTTTAATAATGGTTCTACTCCGCTTTTATCGAACGATGTTTTACTAAAAAATACTGGTTGGCGTCACATAGCTGTTACTCGTTCCGGCACAAATTTACAAATATTTTTAGATGGTGTACAAACTGGAACATTTACAGATAATACAAATTATAATGTTTCACCCACTATTTCTTATATAGGATGTATTTATACCTTAAGTGGATTTTTACTTGGCTATATCTCCAATTTGCGCATCATCAAAGGTACAGCACTTTACACCGCAAACTTCACACCATCAACTAGTCCATTAACCGCAATCACTAATACGAGTCTACTTACCTGCCAAAGCAACCGCTTTATAGATAATAGTAGTAACAACTTCACTATTACCAAAAACGGTGATACCCGAGTAGTCGCCTTCTCCCCATTCAAACCCGTTGCTTACGACGCTTCTGTTCACGGCGCTTCTGGGTATTTTGATGGGAACTTGGATTACATCCAGAGTCCGACTAATCCAGCGTTTCAGATGGGCACTGGCGACTACACGCTCGAGTGCTGGGCCTATTTCACTGCAACGCCGCCCTCTACCTTCGCGCCCCTGGTTGATTTGAGACGGGCATCGCCCAACTACGTCGCCCCAGGTCTTGAGGTTAGCAACACGCTCAAGTTGCAACTGCGCGACGGGTCAACCGGAACAACCCCATTGGTTGGCGCAACCACGTTGACGCTGAACACATGGCATCACCTAGCCATCACACGGCAAAGCGGCACCACAAGATGTTTTGTGAATGGCGTTTTAGACGGGACCGTTACCAACACAACTAACTTCAACAGCACGGTTGGATTCACCGCCGGTACATCCGGAGATAACGTGTCGGGTGGATATTACTTTCCCGGCTATTTAAGCAGTGTTCGCGTCCTCAAAGGCACCGCGCTTTACACCGGCAACTTCACCCCACCCTCTGGCCCACTTCCCCTCATCAACAACACCTCCCTCCTGCTGAACTTCACCAACGGCGGGGTCATCGACAGCACAGGCAAAAACGTCATCGAGACCTTTGGCAACGCTGGTGTGGTCACAACGACCATTAAGAAGTATGGCTCGGGGTCAATGTTCTTCGATGGGACGGGTGACAACCTATACCTGCCGTCTTCGCGAGAGCTCACATTCGGAACAGGCGACTTCACAATCGAGGGCTGGGCTTATTTCAACAGCGTATCAGGCGGTGTTCTGTTCGACTGGCGTAGTGATGGGACAGGTTTTGACGTTTACCTATCGACCGGAACACTAAATCTATCGACGTCTGGAACCTATTACGGCGGCACCTCCGGGATTACCTTAGTCACTGGTCAGTGGTACCACATCGCCATAACCAGGGCTGGAACCGCATGGCGCATTTACGTCAATGGAACGCAGTACGCCAATATCACCAACTCGACCAATTTCACCGCATCGATCTTGCGGATCGGATTCGGAGCCGGAAACACATATTTCAACGGAAACTTTGACGACATTCGCATCACCAAAGGCTACGCTCGATACGTAACCGGCACTGGTGCTAACGCAAACCAGATGGTCTTTGCGGGCACCAACACCCTTGCCCTTCCAACCAAAGCCTTCCCTGATCGAGGAACCGCAAGCACGCTGACTTCTGACCTGGCGGCGCCGAGTAGTGTTGAGGCGTTGGTGGTTGCTGGTGGAGGCGGCGGTGGATACGGTGGAGCGTCAGGAGGCGGCGGCGGTGCTGGTGGCTTCCGAGAATTCGTCGGTGGTAGTGCGATCGCGGTCGCAGGCTCAACAAACTATGCGATCTCAATCGGTGCAGGTGGGGTGGGTGGTACGAGCACTGTCGCTCGCAGTGACGGTTTACCTTCAACTTTTGGATCGGTTACCGCCATAGGTGGTGGTGGCGGAGGCGGTGTGGCCAGTGTCGTCAATTCGCCAGGAAGCAATGGCGGCAGCGGAGGCGGTGGACAGGGTAATAGCGGTAATAGCGGCGCTGGAGGTAAGGGCGTTTACCCAGGATCCACTTACCTTGACGCAACAAGGCAAGGCTATGACGGTGGAGCAGGAGCTACTACTTTTCACGGCGGTGGCGGCGGTGGTGCAGGTGGAGCGGGTGCAGCAGGCTCTAGCGCAGCTGGTGCCGGCGGTGTTGGAGCTCAGTCTAGTATTACTGGCATAGCAACTTTTTATGCTGGTGGTGGTGGAGGTGGTAGTGGATCTGGCGGTGGAACTGCTGGCAATGGTGGTGGCGGAGCCGGCGGAGCCGGAGACCCGTCCAACGGATCAGCTGGTACTGCAAATACAGGTGGCGGTGGCGGCGGTGCGCGTGGCGGTACTGGTGTTGGTGGTGCTGGCGGCTCCGGCGTAGTCATCATCGCTTACCCAACTTCCTTCCGTCCTCTCAAAGCCAGCCTAGGTTTAGTTTACACCATAGACACAGTAACACGCCCTGGATACCGCGTTTACAGATTCACCAGTGGTACTGGTAGTATAAGTTGGTAATTAATTTAAAAAGGAACACAAATGATTTATGCACGAGTAATTAATGGCCAAATATACGACCAGGCCACCATACAAGACCTATTTCCCAACACTAGTTTTCCACATACTGGACCCTCACCGGAATTTTTAGCTAGTGAAAATTTGGTAACTATTCAAGAGCGCAAGCAGTATGATCCACAAACACAGGTCTTAGAACGTGTGCCTGCTTATATTGAAGATGGAGTTGTATATGTAGTGCGGCCGCGTGCTAAGACTAGTGAGGAATTGGCTGGCGAACAGGCTGCACTA